ACTTATATAGGCGCGGTTAATAATGTTTCAACTTTTACGGCGGCAACAGGGGACGTGGCTATTCATAACGACCTTGCCGTTGGTGGCGACCTTGCCGTTACGGGAACTATAACAGGTTCGGGTTCTTTCTTTCCTTTGACAAAAACACAAAGTGAAATTGAGGCAATAACTTCTTCCGCAGTTGGCGAAATGTATATATGTTCTGATTGTACCGTAACTTTGGTTTGCGGTTCTTCTGAAACGGCAAAAGCCGACGCGTGGGTTTCAATAGCGGACATAGCCGTTGCTTGCGACTAAATAGAATTGTATTAGGGAGGATATTATGGTTGGTTTATCAAGTCATTTAGACTTTGGCGAAGGCCGAGAATTAAAAGTATATGCGTTTGAAAAAATAACAGTTGATACTGCTATTGGTTTTACTACCGCTAAATTAGTTGTAACAGGTTATGACAACGCGATAAGGGCCTTTGTAACAGTTGAAACCGACGAAATAAGGTATACGGTAGACGGAACAACGCCTACTTCAACCACGGGCCATTTAGTTACCGCGGGACAAAATATAACTATTGAAGGGATAACAAATGTTGCCGCATTTAGGGCAATTAAAGTAACAACAAACGCACTTCTTCAAGTAAGTTATCAAAGGTATACAAATGATTAAAATTATCCAATGCGTTTTATTGGTAATTGCTTTTTCAACCCCGTCATTTTCCGTTATTGGAATTGGCGGGTTTCCTTCCAAAGTGAAATCAGTTGTTACGGATAGTCAAAGCGGAAGTGGGGCTTATGTTTCCCCCGCGGGTGGTTTAAGAATAACCGAACCGACAAGATTAGTTGGAACGACTTTTAATGGAACGGTTTTTGATGAAAACTTTTGGTCTACTCACACGGTAAACGGCGCAACCGCAAATGTTGTTGGTGGCGAAGTGCTTTTAACTTTAAGTGGGACGGCAAATAGTTCGGCGGGTGTTCACACCCAAAGAATTGCCCGTTTTGTTATAACAAACCCAAATGCTTTTCGTTCTATAATTAAATTTAGTTCAATTACAATAGCAACGGGTTCAAATGATAGGCGGTGGGGTTTAACCACAGATGACGAAAACGACCAAATATTTTTTAGTCATAATGACGATATATGCTATATAGGGTATACCAAAGGTGGGGTTGAAACTTTAATTTCTACCAATTCATTAAACGGAAAATATACGGGAAATTGTGATGACGGTTTGTATCATAAATATTCAATAATTTATACGCCTTTAACAATTCAATGGTTTGCCGATAATGTTATTGTCCACACTATAAAAGCGACTACCGATATGTTGGTTGGAACTTTTGATTTCAAAGCGTCCGCGCATAATGAAAACACGGACGGTGAGGACGGCGCACATACCTTAAATGTAAAAGCGTTGGCTATTTCAAGGTTGGGACAAATGACAACCAATTCAACTTTCAAACATATAGATACGGCGGGAAGTTATAACCTTAAATTTGGTGGCGGTATGTTACATAATATTGTTGCTAATGAGAGTGGAACTGCGGGAACTTCTTTTGTTGTTTATAATTCAACCTACGCCGAAACAGGCACGGAAATTGCTATGATAGATACGTATAAAACAAGTTTATTAAACGCGGCTTATCATTTACCTTTTAATAATTTGTTTGTAGTTGGGACAGGAACATTTGGCGATATTACAATAGTTTACGAATAACGGAGGATAGTAAAATGTATATAAAAATGTTAAAAACGGCACAAGGCCCAATGGGTTGCTTTATGAAAGGTCAAAAAAGTGAGTTAGGCGACGAACAGGCAAAGGATTTTATTTTAGCAAAGGCCGCAGTTGAAGTAAGCGGTAAACCCGAACCTAAAAAAGAAGAACCTAAAAAAGTTGAAGAAAAAAAAGAAGAAAAGAAGTCAGTAAATCCTTTTAAGAAAAAAGGTAAAGGTAAAAAGAAATAATGGGATTAAAAATAACGTCAGAACCCGCTACCGAACCCGTTTCAACCGCAGAACAGAAAAGTCATAGTAGAATAGATATTTCTGATGACGATACTTTGTTGGCGGGTTTACTTAAAGCGGCGCGGATAAACATTGAAGATTTAACAGGTCAAAAGTTTATCACTCAAACGTGGACAATGGCGTTGTCAAGGTTTCCCGCGGAAGATTATATTATATTACCGTTCCACCCGATAATTTCAGTAGACGAAATAAAAACCATTGACGTTAATGGAGTAGAGGCGGTTTTTTCTTCTACTAAATACGAAACAGATTTAATTTCAATACCCGCGCGGATAAGACTAAAAGAAAATTACAGTTGGGATATTCCCGCAGATGATTATAGAGCCGTAAACGGGGTTGAAATTAGCTTTAAGGCGGGATATGGGGCGGCTACAACCGTTCCCGAAATACTTAAATTAGCTATCAAAATGCTTACCGCCCATTTTTACGAAAACAGGGAAAGTACAACCGTTGGGAACCTTAAAGAATTGCCAATGGGTATAAAATCCTTGTTATCTTCTTATAAAACTTGGATTAGAACGTTATGAGGGCGGGCCGTATGCGCCACAGGATAGAGATACAAAAGCCCACGGCGGCCAAAGACGCAGTTGGACAAGACGTAAACACCTTTGCGACTACCGTAACCGTGTGGGCCGCTATTGAGCCAATTACAGGTAATGAGAAGGTTGAACGGGACATAGATTATTCAGAGTTGGACGCAAAAGTAATTATTAGGTATTCTTCGGGGATAAATACAAAATACAGGTTAAAGCGCGGCACTCAAATTTACGAAATTAAAAATATTTTAATGTCGCAAATGATTAAACGCGAATTGGTTATGCTTGTCAAAGAAGTGGAAACAGGGGCGGTATAATGCCAAGTCCAAACCGAAGCCCAAGTATAACTCTTGGTGGCACAGAACAGGTTTTGAGTGAATTGGGCCGTTTAAGAAATTCTATTGAAGAAGGAACCGCGGAAGAACTAAAGTTACAGGGCAAAGAAATGGTAAAAATTCTAAAAACCGTAGTCCCTAAAAAAAGCGGAAACCTTAAAAAATCTATTAAGTGGAAATTATATGACGAGTATGGCGAACCATTAAAGTTAATGGTAAATATAACAAGACGAGCCTTTTACGGGTATTTTTTAGAATACGGAACGTCAAAGCAAGCCGCACGGCCTTTTTTCTTTCGTAATATGTTACAACACTTCCCGACAGTAAAGAAAAATATTGAGAAACGTATGCGCCAAATTGTGTATAATAGTAATGTAAAGTTACGCGGTAGAATTATGGAACGGCAAGCTATACGGGACGCAAAAAAAGCTAAAAAGTTAGGGTTAAGTTAATGATAAGAGATATTTACGCATATTGTTTGACGCAAACAGATTTAATGAATTTAATTGGTGGAGTTTCCGCTGGTAGATTATACCCCGATATTTCCCCGTTAAATGCCACGGAACCGTATATTGTTTATTCAGTAAATTCCGACGGCGAACGCGACGAAATAATTGGTGATATTGGAATAAATTTTTCCATTTACGGGACAACCGCGTTAGAAGTAAACGCAATAGAACGGCAGTTAATAACAAGTTTTGATAAGCAAGACCAAATTGTAATTAGTTCAGATTATTTTATTTGGTATTGGAGTAAAAAAGTAAGTGGATTTTCTACTTATGAAAAAGACACACAGTTGTATCACAGGGCCGTGATAATTGCCTTGAAATTCAAAAAGAAGTGTTAATAGGAGAATAATATGGGAACTTGTAATAATGTAGTTGTTGGACTTCAAGCAACCGCGACTTTGAAAGTTGGCGATTATGGCGACGTTGAAGGTTCCGCGGTAGACGTAGGTTTTATTAAAGGTGGAATAAAAATTGAGAAAAGCGAAGAAAGGTTAGACGTTGCCGTAGACCAAGTAATCGGTCATATTAAATCAATAACCACCCACGAAGAAATGAAAATAACGTTGTCAATAGCAGAGGCGACAATGGAAAATTTAGCCGTGGCTATGGGTTATCCCACAAGCGCAGTTTCTTCGGGCGTTCTTTATTTTGGTGGAAAAACTTCCAATACTGAAAGAACACTTTATATAAATGTAAAAGGTATCAATGGCGGTAATAGAAAAATTACTATTCATAAAGCAATACCCGTTGGTAATACTTCACAGGAATATAAAAAAGATGAAGAAACTTTAATTGACGTTGAGTTTAAGGTTTTGGTTGATTGCTCCCAACCCGCCGAACAACAAATGGCAACCGAAGAAGAAACAGGCACGGACACAACCGCGCCCACGGTTGCTATGACTACACCCGCCGACGGTGGGACAGTTGATAGCGGAAGTTCTGATACGGTTCTTTTAACTTTTACAGAGGCCGTTGCTATGGACGTCAATAGTCTTATTTATGGCGATACGATTATAATAAACAATGTAACCACCCCCGCAAGTGCCGTATTTGTAGCGGGAACTGTTTCTTATAACGCTACCGCAAAGACTTTGACTTTTACACCCACAGTTGCTTGGAACGCGAGTGATGACTTTCAAATTACCGTTTCAACAGGCGTGAGAGATATGAACAATAACAACTTGGCCGCGCCGTTTATCGGTCAGTTTTCTGTAACTGCTTAATAGCATTTATGGCGGGGGCCGTGTTAAAAGCGGCCCCATAAGATTAGTAATATTCAACGGAGAGTAAAAACTATGGAAATGAACGCGTTAATGCCACAAACAAAAAAGATTAAATTAAGTTTTGGCGAGTTTGAAATAAAACCTTTATCAATACGTCAGATAATAAAATTGTTTGCCTTTTCAAAACCTATACAGGCCGAAATAAGCAAAATGACAACAGGCCCGCAAAAAGATACCACGTCAAATATTGATATGGTTGCCAAATTTGTAGAATTATTTGGCGATAGACTTGGCGAAGGTTTAACTGTAATAATGAACACAAAAGAACTTCTTACGGTTGATGATATTTCTGTTCAAGAGGCGTTGGTAATTTTTAATGCCATAGTTGAAGTAAACGATTTTGCGGAAATAAAGCGAAGTTTTTTAGTGGCAACGGAAAAAGTAACAAAGAAAGTAGCGGGCTAAAAAAAGAGGCCGTTCAAGACGAACTTTCCCTTGTCATAAGAACCATAGCGTCTAAATTTCCGCAGTATACGTTTGAAGATATTTTAGAAAAAAGCCCGTCTTGGGTTTTATATGTTTTCAAGCAAGCTATGAATTTAGATATGGATTTAGTAAAAAAATTGGGCTTGGGAAAGGATAAGGGGAAAGTAGACAGGAACACGAAACCCGATACACCCGAAGTTTTATCAAAAGAGTTTGGATTTAATATTAAACCGAAAAAAGGAACGCGATTATGGCCCCGTTAGTTGTAGATATTTTATCCGCTTTTAATTCAAAAGGGTTTAGAGCCGCGGAAAGGTCTATTAAGAAATTTGATAGACAAATGTATAAAGTCCAACGCGCTACTATGGCATTTTCAGTAGTGGTTGCGGGTATCGGCGCAATAGCGGGCAAGATGTCAATGGAGTTTGACGAAAGTATGGGAAAAATTATTTCCCTTGTTGGTATTGGTCGGGACGAAGTAAACGCTTGGAAAGAAGATATATTAAAAATGGCCCCCGCGCTTGGTAAAAGCCCGAAAGAGTTAGCGGACGCTATGTTTTTTATTACTTCCGCGGGTTTACGTGGACAAGTAGCTTTAGACGCTTTAGAAATGTCGGCAAAAGCAAGTGCCGCGGGCTTGGGTGAAACAAAAAGTATAGCCGACGCAGTTACTTCCGCTATCGGGGCTTACGGTGAAGAAGTGATGACCGCGGCAAACGCCACAGATATTTTAACCGCGACGATACGGTTAGGAAAAATGGAGGCCGCAGAACTTACGCCCGTAATAGGAAAAATATTACTACCCGCTAAATCTTTAGGTGTTTCATTTAATGAAGTTGGTGGGGCTATGGCCGCATTGAGTAGAAAAGGTTTGAACGCCGCGGATAGTTCAACCGCTTTACGTGGTGTTTTTATGGCTTTGTTAAAAGCCGTCCCGAAAGGAAATGTAGAACTTAATAAAGCCAATTTATCATATACTAAATTAAAAACAATTTTGAAAGAAGAAGGGTTGCTTAAATTTTTAACCGTGCTTAATGAAAAATACGGTAAAAATGCCGACGCTTTAGCACAAGTTTTTCCACGTGTTGAAGGTATGGTTGGTTTACTTGGTTTGCTTGGTTCCAATATGGAAACAACTACCGAAATAATGAGCGATATGAATAACGTAGCGGGGGAAACTCAAACCGCTTTTGGTGAGGCCGCACAAGAAAATATGTTCAAATGGAAACAGGCCGTAGTTGCGTTAAATGTCGCCGCAGTTGCTCTTGGAACTGAAATATTACCTTTAGTTATTCCTTTAATAGTAAAATTTACAGAAGAAGTTGGGAAATTAGTGGCAAAATTTACCGCGTTAAAGCCCGTAACCAAAGATATGATAATGATGTTCTTGGGGTTTATGGCAGTAGCGGGGCCTGTAACTTTTGTTATAAGTAAATTATCGGGTATGACACTTGTTTTAATGAGTTCCGTGAAAATGTTAGCAGTTGTTTTAAGCACAGTTTCGGGCGCGTTTGCTTTAGTTGCCGTTGCGGGATATATGTGGTATAAAGATTGGGATAATCTTTGGATAGACGCAGTTGCCATTATTGATTGGTTTGTAGACGAAATTTCTAATTTATTTGTATGGCTTTTTGATAAAATTGGACTTGATATTGACGCGTTTGTAGATAAACATAAATCAAAATTACAAGCTATTATAGATACCGCAGTTAAAATTTCTTCTTGGGGGTTAATTGATTTAGGCGATTTTAGAAATAAAAAGAAAAAAACGGAAGAAGATAAAACAAAAGGAAAACCAAAAACCGAGCCACCAAAAACAAAAGGCACGGCAAGCGGTGGTAATACAGGCGGAACGGAAGAAGTTGTAGCAACTTTTGGCGAAAAAATAGAGGCGTTAAAAAAACAATGGGCGGAGGCAACGGCGGGTATGAACGAAAGCACTAAAACTTTTGGCGACGGGATAAGAAGTCTTGCCGAAGGTTCAATGGCGGGGGCGCAAGTAGCCGTAAACGAATTTTTTACCGCCTTTAGGAAGGGTAGCATTGAGTTAAAATCTTTATTCAAGGGAATTATGGAAAGTATTTTTAATTCCTTTATGAATATCGTTTCTCAAATGATAGCAAAGTGGCTTGTTTTAATGGTTTTAACGGGCGGGAAAGCAAAATTTGGTATGAATTTATTAGGTGGGTTTGCCAAAGGCGGCGCGGTAGATGATACGGGCGCGTATATGCTACATAAGGGCGAATATGTATTGCCACCCGACGTTATTGATAGCATAACAAAAGGTAAGGCCCCAAATTCAAAAGGTATGGCTATGGCGGGCGCGGGTGGGCCTAATGTCAATATAAATCAAACAGTAAGCATTGGTGGCGGTTCTTCTGATACCGATATTAAAAAAATAATGGAACAAATAACACAGGCGACAAAAAACGGTGTTAGACAGGCGACAGATTTAGCAAAAACCCAATATAATACAGGAACTAAAAAATCAAATGAGAGTATCTAAATGAACGGTATAAAAATATACGGCGAAAATTTTATAAATAGTGATAATACTTACGCGTTTGTAAGCGGTTCCGCTTTAGTTGCTAATTTATACGACCAAAAGCGTGCCACGGCTTGGATTTCAAGTGGTTCTGATGATTTAACCACAGAACATATTGAAGTAACTTTTCTTAATTGGCAAGGTGAGGCAGTTTCACGGACTTTTGACCGTATTATTTTATTAGGCCATAATATTAAAGCGGGGCAGTTACAGTATTGGGACGGTTCGGCTTGGCAAGATATAACAGGTGGGACTATTACCGACAACTATGATACAGATACGTTAATTGAAATTACAACGCCCGTTGCCGCTACAAAGTTCAAAATAATAATGACAACGACACAGGTAGTAGACGCGGAAAAATATATTGGAGAATTAAAAGTTTGTTTGAAAGTCTTGGAACCGTCTTGGCTTTCAGATTATCCAATGGTTGCCGATATGAAAGGTGGATTTTATAGGAACGCGGAAGGCGGGTTGGTAACTTGGAAAGAATATACAAAACAAGCGGGAATATTTACTATTGAAAATGTTATAAAAGCTGATATGGATATATTACAACCGTATCTTGAAACTGCGCAATTTATAACAATAGTTTTTTATAATGATTTTGACTTAAAACACACTTACGAATTTTGTTTAGTTAATGCGCCTAATTTTTATCTAAATAGGAAAACTCAATTATCCTCAATGACGTTGGATTTACAGGAAAGGTAAATGAGAACTATTTCCGCAAATTTAACCGCGTCGTTAGCGAAAAAAAACCCCGTATACCAAAAGAAAATTGAATTGTATCGCAGAGTTTGGGGCGGTTCTTCATATAGTTATGGGGCCGCGGAAGATATTACAAGCGAATTGTTAAGCGCGGGCAATATATTTTGGAAATTAGACAACGAACAGTATGGCGCTTTTAATTTGGATAATGTTGGCGTAACTTTACAAAATGACCGTAATCAATGGAAACAAGATAATACCAAAGGCCATTTTACAGGCGACTATTTATTAAATCAAAGTAAAATTAAAATATCAGTAGGTGCGGAACTTGCTGACGGAACATTTGAAACAACAAATTCTTTCATTGGTTATATTCACGGAGAAACAAGTTATAATCAAGACGAAAAAACGGTTGATATTACTTTAATTTCTGGTATGAGTTTATTAAGTAAAACTTCCGCATTTGATTTAACAACAACCGTAACCCAAGAAGTTCTTGGGCGATATGGTGGGACTTCTTTTGAAACAGAATATAAGGGAGTTGCGGAAATAGTTAAAATTGAAAAAGCTGGAAATGCTGGTTGGGCTAAGACTATTTTAGTTCCTAAAAAAGAATATTCAATTTCAAACCTTGATGAAAAAGAATTGCGGGCTACAATAACTTTGAGTAAACAATTAAGGGGAACGGAGTATGTTTATGCTACTTATAAAGTTTGGTATTTTGACAAGTTGTTTGAAGAAATAATTGAAGAATTTTTAACAAATTTAGGTATGACTAATTATTCAATAAGTGATACTCTTTTTAATAATGCGGTTAAAATTTACAATGACCAAAAAACAACCTATTTTTTGAAAACAGGGACTAAATCTTTTGTTGATTTATATTCTACGGACGGACAAATAAGATTAGGAATACCTGTATTTGATGATTTTTCTGATGGTGATATTACAAATAATCCTACTTGGACTTTAAATACTACTTCCTCACAAATGGGGGTTTCTGTTTCCGATAAAGAAGCAAAGTTGTTTGGGAGAAGAGGAACTCTTTTTAGCCAAGGAGATATTATAACAGCAAGCACTGCATATACTGGAACGTGGGAAATAACTTATAAAGCAACTGGCGGTAGTAGTTCTGGACTTATTTTTTATTTTATTCAACCATATACATCGTTGGAGGAGAAATACTATCTTGAAGTAAATGTTGGTGGAAATATAAATTTGATGCGTGCAAGAAATATCGGTAACTCAATACCTACTGCTATACTAGGTTCTACCTCCGCATCTTCAATACAAAATGAAGACTATCATACCTTTAGAATAACCAGAAACAGTTCTGGAAATTTCAATGTATATTTAAATGATTCTTTAATTATTTCAGCCACAGACACAAATTACAATGTTAGCAATTATATGAGTATTGAAGGAAATTTTACCGCAGACATAAATCTATATATAAAATATATTGGATATTATGCGACAGTTTTACCCGCTGGCCAATATGTCGCAACTGGTAATTTTATTTCAGAAGTTTTTGATTGTTCGGCAAATGTAACTTCTTACGATAAATTAGAATATTATGGAGTAGAACCCGCTAATACAAGTATAGTTGCTGAAACATATTCATCTGATACCGAAGATTTTTCAAGCGGAAACGATGCGGCTGGTTGGGTTGCTTTGGACGCTTCAAAAGTTCCACAAAGCGAATTAAAAAGATATATAAAATATAGATTTACTTTAGCTACAACAGATAGTGCCGCCACGCCTTTGGTTTCTGAAATAGATTTTTTTTATTCTTCAAAACAAATTAAGTTAGAAATTGCCGCTTTAAGTGGTTCTTATTTAGATATGATAGCAGAATTTGCCAAGATTTCAAATTATGAATTTGGCTTTGACGCTGATAGTTATTTCTTTTATAGACCAAGGACTTCAACTTCTTCAATTTTAGATATACGGAGTGATACAAATTTGGTTAAGATAGAAAATTTTAATGACGGAATAGACCGAGTTTATAATATTGTAAATGCGAAGATAGGGGATTATTCAGAAAGTTCAACTGCGGAAGATGACAGCGAGCCAAATTCTGTTACAAAATACGGCGAAAGGATTTTTAATTTTTCTTTTTCTTTGGCGGTTACTGATAATATGAATATATCTTTAGGAGTTTCACCAACTATATTGGAATATACAAAAACACCGCGCCGCCGCGCACGTGTAGTAACTCAATTTTTGCCACAGTTAGAATTAGGCGACAAGATAACTTTATACTACCGTGAAGATACCGCGTTACGACAATGGAAATGGGGCGATATGGACGTAGTTTGGGGACAAGCGGATTTAGAATATTATAGTGAGGCAATATTAAAAGCGCGTCTTAATTTTTGGGACGTTGAAATGAGAGTAGAAGGAATAGAAATTGACACAGAAAATTGGTATACTATATTAAATTTAGTTGAGGTGGTATAAATGTCTTTACCCAATACAATATCAAATAACCAAGTTCCCGACGCGACAAAGGTTCAAGAAAATTTTGAGTATTTAGACGGCTTGGTTTCGGGTGGAACATTACAGTCGGATACATTGGCAAACCTTAAAACTTTTGCGGCCTTAAATCCAACAGTAGCTTTTATGGCGGTAGAAAACGTATTAAATTTAGTTTATGTTTATATGGGAACAACCACGGTCGGCGACGGTGGATTTGTAGTTATTGGAGGCGGTATTATATGAAATTATTTATTAAAACTCTTTTGGTTGTTATGCTTTTTAATTCCTTTTGCGCGGCACAAGGTTATTACAGTTTAACCGCGGATACCGATACAGGAAAAGCGACAATGTATTTAGCGGGGGAAATAAGGGTTGCCGTTTCTTCAATGACCGTTTCAACAACCATAGTAGTTATGGACGGGGACGGAATTATAGTTGGAAATGCCGCCGACAAATCAACCATAACCGCGACAGGATTGAGCGGTAATTTTGTAGGGCCTTTAACGGGAAATGCTACAACCTCCACGGCTTTATCATTGAACCCCGCGGATTGTTCTTTGCCAAATGTGGCGTTAGGAATAATAGCAAACGGAACGGCTACTTGTGGACAACCTTCAAACGTTACGGGAAATTCCGCTACCGCTACGGCGTTAGCCGCAAACCCTTCGGATTGTTCTTTGCCAAATGTGGCTTTAGGTATTACGGCAAATGGTTCGGCAACCTGTTCGCAACCTTCAAACGTCACCGGAAACGCAGCGACAGTAACAACGAACGCGAATCTTACCGGCAACGTAACTTCTGTAGGAAACGC